CTGTACATCCACCGCCAGAAGGTGCAGAAGAAAGAGGCTTCACATGTGGCTATCCCGATCGGTGCCGAGCTAAAGCGGATTATTGACGACAGCCGGGACAGCGTGGCCAGTCCTTACATAGTGCACAGGATCCCAGATCGAAGAGTTAAGCCCAGCAAAGAAGTGGCGCACCCGACACAGGTTGCCCCGGACTATCTCAGCCGGTCATTTTCTGCTGTACGGGACAAGCTCGGCCTATCCGATCACCTGGAAATGGACGAGCGGCCAACGTTCCATGAAATCCGCGCACTGGCCGCGCACCTGTTCGATAACCAAGGTATCGACCCGCAGGCGCGCATGGCTCACAGCGATGCTAAATCTACCAAGATTTACACCCAGAACCATATCGATTGGGTGGTGGTACCACACGGGGAAATCAAAACAGGGTGATGGTAATATTCGCCCTAACTCATTGATGCATAAATGCCGACTTATGCAAAAAATGCACTGTTTGTATGATCAGCCTGAAGGCTTGAAAGCCAGGGCTGGCGCGGCTTGCGGAGGATTTTAAACGGTGTCATGGGGTGTCGGGGGTCGGAGGTTCGAATCCTCTCATGCCGACCAATATTCGATAGAGAAACCAACCAGTTACGGTTGGTTTTTTTATTAACAAAATCTTCACATGGTAAAATGATGGTAAAATGGTGGTAAAATTGCCGACATTAGCTAGGCCATGAGCGCTAAACAACAAGGTCGTCAAACTCGCACGTACGCATGTCATTGAGAGCATAGGTCACGACTCCAAACACCTCGATCGCCCCACTGTCATCAGTAATATCATCCCCCTCGTCTATCATCGTCACATTCTCCGATCCGTCCAGATACTCCAGGCACCGAACCGGGACCAGCTTCAATCTACGGATAACGAACTCACCGCCAACCGAAGCAAGAATAACGCTGCCGTCTACTGCCTTTACTGCTCTATCGACAACTAGCGTTGCGCCCGGGTGGATTCCGGCCATGATGGCGCCACCCTTAGCAGTAACGAGATACACAGATGCCTTACGGGTGCCGCACAACTCATCGAAACTGATGCGGCTCTGAGCATAGTCTTGAGCCGGGCTGGGAAATTTTGATGCCATACAATCCTCACACAAAATTACTGGTTATGCATACAGTATAAACACAGTAAAATGCGTGTGTGAAGATCGATTTGGCGGGTGAGTGGTATGGCTCTGATCGTGAAGGAAATAAAGCCATGCCGACCAACCCTAGGCACCCATGATTGAATTTAAATGCTTGGTACACTCAAGGCGATTTGCTAAACTGCTGAATTAACAGTAGAACAAAGATAAAATGGAATTGAAATGATTGCGAAAGCACTAAGACTCATGATTATAATTTCTACAGCATTTTTACTTGGCTTGCTATCATGTCACTATAAAACACCTCCATATTCTACGATAATTTACTTTAAAAACAAGATTTCAAATTCAATGCCACCTAGCGAGTTTTACATCCGTAATAAGCTTGATACATTCAATAAACTAAGTGAGAGCTCTGACGTTGTGTTTATTGGCGATAGCATTACAGACTGGATGGATTGGGGCGATGCTTTCCGTGATAATAAAATAGTAAATTTCGGCATTGCCGGGAATACCATTTCCAATATGAGCAGCTACTCGCAAATGGTTTATAATACCGGAGCAAAAAAGGCATTCATCATGGGAGGAATTAATGACCTAATGATAAAGAAAGCCAGTTCCGAAGTTGTTTTTGATGATTATAAAAAAACAATCACTGCACTGTCAGAAAAAGGAATTCAGGTGGTTGTTCAGTCAACTTTATTGACAAGAAAATCAGACTCGCTAAACATTAAAGTTTCAAATTTAAATAACAACCTATCAGAATACTGCAATAATACGAAAAAGTGCTTATTCGTTGATTTGAATAAGCACCTATCTCGCGACGGCAGGCTTGATGCCAAATACACTTTTGACGGAGTTCACCTGAATGGCGATGGTTATTTAGTGTGGGTTAAATTATTAAGGTCTGATGGATTACTTCTTTAAGGTGGTTACCATCATGTTATGCCCTGTCAGATATCAACTGGGCATCCAACACGCTGGCGATGCTCAAGCAACGGATATTGGCAAGATAGCCATAGCAACTGTTACCAGTTGGCACAGATGAATCTGCCGGACCAAGGTGCCAATTTCCGCTAACTTGGCTAAGGTCTGCCAGGCTGCCAGTTGTTGACGTACCCGTATGCAACACTGTGCCATTTCCATACCCGATAACCGCCCCTGCTGCCTGGTCAAACAACCCCGCGCATTTAGCAAACGCGATATACGGCGATTGTGCGCCACTGGCAACGTCCGATCCGCTCACTGGTGGGTTAACATTGGTTGCGAAATACTGCCAGGCAACGTTCTGTGCCCCCGCGTTTGTGTAGATAGTCTGCTGCCGAGCCAGTGCTTTGTTTGTCGTTGCATCCGCAAATGAAACAGTGATACCGAGCTGGTCTGTGCCGCTTCGGTCTTCGAGTCGTGCGCTGATGAGGTAAGGAACTCCAGATGCCGCTTGCGCCTTTGTCGCTAAACTCGATTTCAAATACACACCACCGCTTACGAGCGTGATAGATAGTTTGTTCGGTGAGCCTGGCACGAGCGAAACCACTGGAGCACCGGAAGGTGCCACAGCTAGCGGAATGAAATCAGGCGATGATGATAACCCATACAGTTTATCGATTTGAGCTGTTGTGCCAGTCCGGATCTTCAAACCAAAACTCGCACCAGCCCACGCAGAGACGCGCCCCCACATACCGTTATTTACCATGAAGGTGATTTCATCAAGCGTGGCCGCTTCATCAACGATTACCCCACCATCAGCCAGCACGCGATTTTTATACGCAGTAAACAATGTTGCCGGGTTTAATATTGCGCCGCTGATATCGATGCCCGCCAGAGCACCCGTGTACAGTTTCTGTGAGTTAAATAAAGCTGTCATTTGATATCCTTAAATTACTGCGATTCGTGAAATTGCGCATGGGTTAACCATCACAAAAGATGGGACGTTTCTGCTGACTGTCGTTGTCGTGTCGAAGATATTAACCAGCGGATAGCTATTGGCCCCATTATCCGTAGCAGTGCAGCCGAACCTGAAATAATCACCGACCGTTGGTGCTACATCAGTCACAAAGCGGAATACAAAATCACTCTGCTGAGTAGCAGAAACAACACTGGCCGAAGCGTCTTGCAAATCACACCCAAGGTTAGGTGCAGTAATTCCGTTGACTGCAATTATTTGCAATGGTTTTCCGAACGGAGAGCTAAACGTTATATCGAAAGTAGTGGCATTCACTTTCGTGATGCTCTCAGGCTGGACGGGTTTAAACTTGACACCAGATGGATTATTTACTCGGTCGTAAATTGTCCAATCCTCAGCGGCCCCCTGGTACTCACCTAGAATTCGATATCCCTGGGCGGTAAGGTGCAAAAGGTCTAGCGGAAACATTCTGTTTAAGTACCACTTCGGGATACTCATGAAAGCCTCTGTGCGCTCTTTAGTGAACTCCCACTGATCAATTGCAACAACATAGCCACGCTGAGTAATGCCACTGATTACTGTCGTGTTGGTCAATGAACCTACCTGATCAACATCAAGCCATGGCTTTTCTGTCTGCCCAGAACGAGCCATCATGTCAGCCTGTGTATCGTCAGACCATTGAGTTAGATAACCTTTATAAGTGCCAAATTGCAGGTTTGCCGTATTTGCGTCAGCCTCACCATGGGTAAAACCGATAAGCTTGCAACGTGGAAGTTTCCCTATTGATTCTGCTCGCTTGCAGAACGAATCGAAAGCCGTCGTTCCGTCTATGTACGGCTGAGTCCCCTTCTTCAACTGGCTATATGTAAAGCCACCACGAGCGTCTAGGCGAGTTACAATAATTGGCATTTGCGCATTGCGGTCTTGGTGGTTTAACAGTATCGCCTCACCTCCTGGAACCTGGCAATTATTCCGTAGGTTCACAATGCGAGCATCGGCTAAAGCACCTAGTGTTTCATCGGTTACCGGGCCATCTATACCAGCGCCACGGTCACGCCCCGAACCAGAGAACATAAGCAAATACCCCTGAAGAGCAAGAAGTGCTGCTCTAGCGCCACCGTTCGCCCCTACGCGAAGCGATTGCCCGCGCCCGGCGAAGAAATGCATCTCCAGTGATGCGCTATTGACCTCTCGGATCTCTTCACCAGCAGCCACCGGCCAATTAGGAATTAATGCTGACTTCAACACACCATTTTCGCTATAAACAAACGATATGCCGTTATCAGTTACTTTCTCAGCACTCGATACGGGGTAATAAGACCACAGCGGGGTCGTGTCGGACTCGCTCGCAAACAGCGCTATCTTGCCCGTACCATCGGGCTTGATTAATCGCTCAGCCCCACCGCCCCCAGCATTTGCAATTGCTGTCTGTACCGATTCTGTCATTCCTGCTAGCCATAAGTGACCATCATCATCAATCGCAGCGACGGCTGTTTTCATGTCTTTCGTAAGCCATACGTATTGATAGCCTAAAATCATGGATGAGAATGTTTCACTCACTAGATTTCTTAAATAGTCCTGAACTGCACCATCAATACCGCAAACTTCAAGCCCACCGTTATCGTTAATTGCTATCACACCAGTATTACCTGTCAAGTCAGTTACAACAAACTGATATCCACTAATTTTATTCGCCTGCGCTTGCGGGATGACAAGGCTGATGTACTTTGTGACATCTTCCAGCAAAAATACCCTGTCATTTACATCAACAACAAATGCTGTGCTTGGGTAAGATTTTCCAGTAGGAGTGGCAACACCAGTTATGTTTTTGTATTGATCAGCGATTGATTTTTCTTCATCAGACCAAATAAAAAACAATGCACCATTAGGAATTTCACCAGAAGTTATTGCGGTGTTTGCCTCATCTAGCGTGTAAACCTTTCCCAGGGGAGCTAAGTTTTTTACAACATTGTCGTAATCAGCCCTGTACCCAGCCATGGTAAAACCTGAAACGCCAAACCGATTATCCCAAAACTCTCCTGGCCCATTAATCGCATAATCAAAGTTCTGAGCGTTATCATATAAATCCCTTGGGTCAGTAGATCCAAGAGGATTGTTGGTATGGTAAGTGGTCATGTTTTCTCCGGCCATAAAAAAACCCGCCGAAGCGGGTCAGTTGTTGCGAATGGTTTCTACTGAACATCGCCTGGATAAGCGGCGTCGTCGTACTCGTATTTGCGAGGGGTATATTGAATGGCGTTAACCTGGCATGTCCCATCGCCACCCGGGGCTATCTCCGCGATCAGGGCATCATAGCCAACCTTTTCAGAACTGCAGAATATCAGCCGCGGCGGCTCGGTCACTCCATCGCCCATTATCCATGTTTCTGGAGCCACATCAGTGCTGTACGGGATCGTCAGCGTGTAGTCATTAATCCGAGTTGGTGTCAGCAAGCTGGAAGCGTGCCCGTCCTGGTATCGGATCAGCACTCGTGGGTTGCTGAATAACCAGTTCAGTGGCTCACTAACCTGCAGCGTTATCAGCACGGTGTCATACGACATGCCGATAATTAGGCAACTGATAGTGTCAGTGCCTGGTATGTCGTCTGTCATTATGATCCTGTCCATAAACTGGTAGCACAGCGCGTCTAGCTCGGTCGATGTCGAGTGGGTTAGACGTTGGTATTTGTACCCCATCAGCCGGCGCATACCGATTCGATAGGCTCGGTCTTCATTAAGAACACCATCCAACGTGTAGTTCTCAACCTTCAACGGAGTTGGGTTATCGACGGTTCGGCATTGAACAGTTTCCTCTGCCCAGGTAGTGCCATTTAGGTATTTAACATCTACGCCATCAAAGTCGTCCTGCGAGTGGGCTGCGAAACCAGTTTGCAACTCCTCTGTTTGCTCTTGCGGACTGATGATACCAGTCCAGTTTTTTACTCCCTCACGGCCCGCCGATGCCAGGCCATCACTCAATAGAAAATACCCCATCCCTGCGTTGGTTATTTTCTGCATAACATCCAGGCCAGACATTCCTGATTTATATGCTGAGTAGTCGAAGGTCTCACCACGCGGAGTCCAGTACGTGCTCTCGAGCATGCCGATCGTCGCGTAGTCAATTTGCTGATCAGTGAACCCCAGAGATTTCAGAACGTGGAAAATGGCACCACTTATCGACCGTGATGGATGCCCGTCATAGAGGCGAATGCCCTCCAGGTTTACGCGGCGATCTGATTGTGCTGCCAGGCGACTGCCAGTCCGAATGGTTATACCCATCGTGGTAAGGCCTTCATATCTAACAGGCCTGGATGGCAGTTTTGACCGCATGGATTGCCATTGAACAGAGTCACGTGTTGTTCCGCCCCAGACTGGCGTATCGCGTTTAATCCGGACCTCGTACGCCGCCGGCGCGGGTAACACGATAGTTTCGGTGTAACCGATCTCGTTAACCGTATTATTGCCATGCTTAATTTTGGTGCTGACCCAATCAGTGCTTCCTGGCTCGCGGTACTGCACCGTCATTTCTACGTCATGCCAATGGATAGCGCCGTCCTTACTTCCCACATCGCAAAGGCCCTGCGGGTAAAGAAAGTTGATTTCAATCTCTGTCGTCTTTTCATTCGACGGACAACACAGAAATGGCCCCATCCAATCGTCATTAGTATTCAATCCAGTGACCGTGGCATCAAGCAGCGTCCGTACAATAAACCCTGGCCAGTCAGAATCTACAGTTACCGTGCCATCAGCGTTCTCTATCAGTCGCTCAACCGTCAACGTTAACCCATCAATATCCGTAATGCGGTACTTATACCCTTTAATCCCAAGCGCTATACGCTGCTGGCCACTCGGGATTCCTGCAAACGGGGTGCCAACTGCACTACCCCAGGCCAGGGTGATATTTTCGATTACCGCAGGCGTTCCTCCGGTCGATGCTACACCTGCAACTACAACTGGTGCAGAACCAAACAGGGATGATGGCAACAGGCTGTAGGTGATCGAGTTCCCAGTGAACGGGCTTTCTTTTTCCGTGATAACAAGGAGCGTTCCAGATGAGTTTGCAACCAAGGCAGACCCAACCAACTGATCGGTGATCTCATCCGTCAAACCAGCCATAGTGACGTAGTTAGCTGATAGCGATATCACATAGCTTACCCCGGCCCAAGTAAGCGTGAACGAGACTGGCGTTACGCTGAAATCGTACGTTGTCGGTGCAGCAGAAGCCGTAATGCTTGCAGCGTTCCCTCCCACTCCGGGAACAGCCGGGGCCCCAGGGTTGTGCGCTGAGATAAAGAGATCAAAGCGACTGCTATTCCAGGTCAAAGAGACCGGCAACCCCACAGAGGGATTAATCTCCGTCATATCGCCATAGATCACATTGCCACCACCGGCGGTGGCCACGGCGTATGTATCTGGGGCAATGATGCTAATAACCGTTCCGGTTTGCCAGGACTCGGGGATTTCAGGCTCAGCAGAATTCAATACCGTGAAGCTGTTTCCCGACACCGTTATAGCATCTGCTGAGATGCTGACTGAAGCTGGCCCCGTTGATGCCAGATCCAGACCTGCCGTGCCGGATGTCGTGCCTCCTACTTCTGTGACCACATACCAGTTTTCTGACCTGCTATCCGCACTGACATCTTCACCAGGCTGATAGATTGTTAGACTGACATCATCACCAAATGCCGCTGTTGCTGTGTTACCCAACTTTATGAGGGAGGGATTGATAGAAAAGAAACCATTGCCAATGGAAAGAAAAAGATAGCTCCTGTAAATTTGTGGGTCATCGGGATCGAATCGGCTTACTGGCTGCACAAGATAATCGGGATAGATACGCATCAGCCCCAACACTTCCCGGATTGGGTCTCCAAGCTTCGCTGTGTTGGCTTTGGCTGGTGATAGATCGAGGGAATCTCCATTACTAACGGATGCGGCACCATCCCCTTTCATTTGGTTCATCATGTACAACGAGTATGCCACCGCAGCAACCATCACTGCTGCTGCTATCCACATTGCAGTAGCGGCCCCTATTGCATAGGGAACAGGGTAAATACGGACATCGCTTTCCGGGCTAATATGGCATAGCGGCCACTCGGATGGATCAATGCGCTTCCCATTTACTTCTACTGCAACAGGGTGGCGCATCTCTGCGTGAAAATCATCGACATTATCCACAAGCCATTCGTGCATTGTCATGGCTTTGTGCTCGTGCACCTCAAGTGGCTCACCAGGTAATCTGGATGGGTAAATTCGAATAGTCACTGGTAATACTCCACTCTCACAAAACGGCGCTCGAAACGCGATAGCGGAAGAAATGTTACATTCGATTTGGGGTTACATTCGGCAGCATGCAGGATGCCATTAATGCTGACCACGATCGCAACATGTGTTACCAGACTTCCCGAGTAGCAGGAAATACCAGCACCTTCACAGGGCTCGCACTGCGTCAGTTCCGCCATCAGTTCTCGCGCAGAGTTGTCCAGCCCGTTATTGTCCTTGGTTATCCCGCTGAAGTCCGGCCAGGCCGGCAGACCAAGATCCCTGCGAATTTCGTTAACGATGCCGAAACAGTCAAGTTCCGGATACACCCTACCGCCCTTCAGCCAAATAACTGAACGGTACTTATCAGGATTTAACATTATGGGTTCCTTACGAGATATAGCGCAGACCTGAATGCTCTACTAGGTTGTAGCGGCGGCGCGGCCACGCAGTATCGAGGATATTCATGTACCCAGCAGTTATCTGAACTTCTGTTGCGTTCCAAGATCCGTTTTTGATGGTTAGGACAAAGGGCGATGATGCAGGGAATGACAAATCGCTTGATACATAATTACGATATGTCAGTGTTCCAATATCGTTATTATCAAGCGCTTCCCGTATCGCAGTAGACACAATCCCATCAATATTTCCGATAGCAAACTTTAGATCTTGTGTCCCATCAGAATTTCGTGCGGGTAGCGCAATTTCTATTCCTGAAGCTATGAACGTTGCAATACTGCCATCTTCCAGTGTTGCGGTAACATCATCCCAACCGCGGGTAAGCCAGTACGTTCCTGTGCTGACATCTATCTGCAGCGTTTCAATAATCACTTCATCGCCAGATGAGGCGTAAAGACGGTTTAAAATAGTCATGCCTTTGGCCACTCCCGATTAAGTGCAAGATCGATGATGTTCTGGCCCGCCAGAAATTCAGGAAAGTTCCCCCAACCTGGTAGTGGCAACGGCCTTTCCCAAAGTTCTAGCGTTGCCGAGTAGCGCCAGTAAAGTCCACCCTCCGGTGTTGGCCCTTGATAAATATCGGTGAACCGACAGACATAGAGCTTTTTACCGATCGGCGTCATCAACGGCATGTTGAACCAGGCGGCTCCATCCGTAAGCACATCACGGAACCAAGCTTCAAAAGCCTGGGCCTGGCCATCGTTCAGGATCCATTGGACCCCAGACTGGGTAGGGGTTGAAGTGTATGCCCTGCGCTGTCTTGATCTGCCGGTGACTAACTCCGTGCGCTTCAACGGAGATATCGCCTGCAAACCAAAACCATCCTTCAGAACGCAGGGAAGATAATCGAGCGGATAGTTAATATTCGTTGTAATGGCCATTAACTCACCTTGCGTCCGGTTGCCCAACTTCCCATGGCCTTACTCATCTTTCCCGTACCTGTCGCCAAGTCTTGCGCGCTCAGGTTATAGGCCGCCAGTGTCGCCTCTTTAACTGCACTGCGCACAAGCGCAACCGTCGAGTCAGATGGGTTACCGTTTATTGGTACACTGATCACGGGGCTAAAATTCATCCCACCAGTAGACTGAGCAGAAACCCGATCCAGTGTGGCATCCAGTTTCGCGCTGGTTTGGGCTGTAGTGACCCGCTCACCTTTCTGTAACAGCCAGGTTCCGGTCTCCGGCACCGAGTCCATACCGCTATGTGCCATACCAACCAAACTTACAGACTGGATATTAGAGATAATGCCAGCAGTTGCTGCTGCAACGCTGGCCATGGCTGCAAGGTTCAACGGGAATGGGTTGGCGGAAGCCATCGCAATACCTTGTGAGATGGCAATAGTTGATTGTGCGATAGCTGCTGCTTTTTGGGCAACAAAGGCCGCTTTGTACAGGCCTGACTGCTCACCTAGTGCGTTCTTGGTAATATCTGCCACCGATCCTAGGCCATCCTCAATACTGCTCAACATAAGTTGATTACGAGCCTGATCTATCCCATCCAACTCGTCCTGGTGCTTTTTCCTTAACGCTAACTCTTGTGCATCCCACTGTTCGTTAAGGTCTGATTGGTTCTTCCTGTTTTCCTCCAGCATCTCGAGCTGTGTCTGGTACCAAGTCTCCAACTCTTTTTGGGCTTCCTCGATCTTTCTCAGCTCACCAGATTGGCCGCCAAACATCGGATCGATCCCCTCAAAATGAGGCGCAGCCGTGAATGACGCACCAGCGATAGCTTTTGCTGCCTTCTGGTAGTCATCATCGCTAACCAACCCAAGCCCTTTAGCCTCCCTGAGAAGATTCACGCGCTCTTTAGTAATACCCAACAATTTCTCTTCTGGTGTTAATAGTTCGTCCTGAAGATCTTTAAATTTGCCAAGAACATTCAGACGGTCGATCTCGGTCGCTAAACCTTCCAAAGTTAACTTTTGTGCTTCATTCAAGCCTTTAAGCTTTCCGTCATTAATATCAAACTGTATCTTTTGTAATTCTGTTGTTTCTTTAGTCTTACCGTTTACCTTGTCTATTAACGCTATTTGCCTTAGATACCTCTGCTCCACCGATTTAAATGCATTTTCAATTTTATTTGTATTTGCAACATTTTTTTTATCCTGTTTCCCGTTACTTTCCCCATCCCCGAGGTCAAAAACACCTCCAACAGTTGCAGCCTGGGTTGGTAAATTTATAACTGGAATTTTACTTTCCCTTAGTTTGTCTCTTGCTGCTATTAACTCATTTACTTCATCTGTTAAAGCCTTAACAGAGTCGTCCTCACCAAGGATCCAGCCAGCCATTGATTCTTCTTGGTCGTAAAATCCTTTCCGTTGGTCTATTAAGTTTTGTAAATGTTCAATTCTTCCATTTATTTGGTCTTCACTATTCTTATCAACATTTCCACCTAAAACTGAAACGCGATCATTCTGAAATTTCAGAAGTTCCCCTGCCGCTGCTGCGGTTTTAATTAACCAGCCAGCAAGAGAAGCTATGTTACTAACAAGATCAACAAGTCCTTGCTGTATACCTGGATCAGTTAGTACGTCACGTATCTTATCTAAAGATACCTGAAGTGGGGATAAGTCAGCTTTGGCCAACCCTGATGCAATCTCAATTTTAAGGCCTTTAACCTGATCGTCCATCTGCTGGAATAAATCGTTAACCTTAACGAGGTCATCAATGGATTCAGGATTCGGTGCAACCCCATAATCCTTTGATAACTGCAGGAACTGTTTTAACTTTTCGTTATTATTATCGAAAAGAGGCAACATTTTTGATAAATCGTTACCAAGGCTTTCGAGTATTGTTACTTTCCCAGCATTAGTATCAATTTTCCCAATAGCTTCACCTATGGCTAATAATTGTTTATCTGGTGAAACCTTGGATAGCTTTTCAGCAGAAAGCCCCAGAGAATCTAAAGCATCAACCGCATCACCTGATTTATTAAGGACTGCATCGCCTATTTTATCCCCTATATCCTTAAATATGTCAGCCATGTTATCGCCAGCTAAACCTGCTTTTTCAGCTGCGAATTGCCAAGCCAACAACTCTTGGGTAGACATTTTTAAGGACTTTGCCCATTTATCTGTTTCTGAAATTTGTGCTGATGTTGTTTTTAAAAGTTGAAATCCAGCCACACCAACCGCTACAGCTGCGCCTTGAGCCACGGATGCCACTGCTGCTATTGCCTTGGCTGCTGCTACCGCATTTTTTTGAACTGCTTGACTCCATTCGTCAGATGACCGCTCGGCTCTATCCATACCGGCAACAAACCCACCAACTCTGGCGATCAGATCGATTGTCAGCGTTCCAAGTGATTTTCCAGCCATAAATACCCCTATATCAAATTTCAATAAATCACTTAGTTTTATTAAGAATAATGCTATAATTTAACACAACCATTTCTTCATGTTTTATCAGGAGCAAAAATGAAATCATTAGTATACATTTTAATAAAATCAGTAATTCAAGGCTTGTATAAAGGAACTTTATTTTTTACAGCAATATTTATCCTTTTTATGACTTCAACCTTCTTTAGTGGGAATTACTTCCTAATAACTTCCTTGAGTGATATATTTAACTTTAACGCTAAAGCCATGAGTAACCTATCAAGCCTGAACTCTAGGGTGTTTGTTTTTTACATCACAACAGTTTTAATTTCAATTTTATTAGTGATTGCAAAAAATATACTTGAAAGGAAAGGTAATTAAAAATACACGTGCAGATTAATATAATGCTGCACGTTACTTCCAGCTATCCATTGCTTCGTCAAGGCTAACAGGCCTTTCATCAATATGTGGAGCAAAGTCAGTTATGCGGAATGGTTGGGTGTCCTTACCACGGTTGACGTTGGCTATCATACTTGATATCAACGCTGCCGCCCATTCAGTCCGCATCATTGAGTTAAGGCTGCCGTATTTTGCTCGGTATTTTACCCAAACCCAGTACTCGCTGAGGCTCATGAACTCCTTTGCCTCAGCTATCGTACGCCCTCCGATACCGTTAAGCACCAATTCGCACCAGATATCATCCTCGCCTGTTAGCTCTTCATCTTTCCCAGATCGTTGACCTCTTGAATAGCAACCATCAACGATATACTAAGTTCGCTATTTAGCGCTCCACGTTCTGGGTCCGCTTCCCCTGTTATATCTTCGGGGGTAAAAATTGACTTGCCGTGTTCATCACAAATCAGCGCAGCAATATATGCAGCCATATAATCTTGGTTTTTACTAGAGGCCAGTGCACTAGATTTAGCTGATTGATACCCCGCGGGCCGTACATATACAGTAGCTTTTAATTCAACTTCTTGTTGTGTCTCTACATCCTTCTGTTTCCAGGTGATCTCCTTTTCTACCGGTCGCCCGGTGAATGCCCCAACGCCTTTTAGCGAATCAATGCTTAATTTCATATTGTTACCATCGAATTAAAAAAATGAGGGGTGTTCACCACCCCGCCGGAAACAGTAAATCAGGTTGTTGACACCACCTTACGAACCCAGACGCCAGGACCACTTCGCTGCATGGTTGCGGCAGTAGCAACGACGGCATTAGCTTGGAAATCGAAAGGAAAATCGCTGACATAAGCTTGGAAGGTGTACCAGGTGCGGCCTTCTGGTAGGGACATTTCACCACTTACAACCGTCGGTGGGACCTCGCCATCCGACCAGCCAATAGCCCACTGAATAAGCTCATCCTCGCCTTCTTCTGTTTCGGCTAACTGCCACATCAGATAATGGGAATCGTTCTTCGGATCGGCGTTAATCGTGACAGATGCTTGCCCTGGAGTTCGCAGCCCTTTTTTGTAGGAGCGGCTATTTCTCTCGCTCAAGCAGGTGTCTTCAATCTGATCCGCTGGGTTGCTGCCAGGACTGAACGCCGTAATACATTCGATCTCATGAACTACGCCTTGGATAAGGCCATATAGTTGCGTGCCTTGTGTCAATACAGACATGGGTTATCTCCGGTCATAAAAAAACCGGCTCAAGGCCGGTGTGTTGAAAATTCGGGTTTTAGCGCTTAACTAGCCAGTCAATATCGAAGGAATATCGGTAGCTCTTTGTTTCGGGGTCTCTCCCCTGTTGGCCCCAGCGGGTGATGTACGCATGCGGCTCAATGGCATCTCGCAACGCCTTGGCCACCGCTATGCTGCTGGCTACGGTTTTGGCGTAGACGTCAACTTGAAGCGAATAGCGATCTACATCCGGCGGCGTGTCGAGGTACATCTCAGGATCACCGCCAACGTTCTGCCACACCACATAGGGGTAAACCACGTTGTCGTCTTGCAGGCCAAAGGGGTAAAGCCTGACCGGTGCGCTACCGATCAGCGCGGTTACTGCCGGGCTGCCAGCGCAAGCA